TACCCAATCAATACTCCTGCCAGGGTATATGTATCTAATGCGTACTTCATAGGTAAGAAAGCTGATATCTCCAAACTATACGGAGAGGACTACACAAGTCAACTTGAATCAAATATTCAAAAGGCCGCTGAGGTGTTCGACATCGCTGAAGACCTAGAGAACTACGATAAAAATTTAAACGTAAAGCAAGCAGCAGACTACTCAGCCAGACACATGGTTGATTTTGATGTGGCAGGCCTGGATACTGTACAGCTCTATCCTGTCAAGACAGCTTCAGATCTCTCGTCCGCCGCCGAGAGCTTCACGAACAATATTAACAATTTCCCCTTTAGCGTAAGAATCAAATCTGCTGAGACCTTTGTAAAGGCCGCTGCAGCATTAGGGGTAGATGACTTGCCAGAGCTTCTGATGAAGTATGCTGGTTTGTACTACCCTGACCTCAGCAATATTAGCTTTGAACTGTGGCGCAGAAGCACCAAGCTCGCTAGCGCAGAGCATAAAGAGATCTACAGCAAGATCGCTGAAGATGTCAAAAACATGACTACTCTTGAAGAGGTCATGAAGATCGCCGAAACCTGTTTCAATATAGAGAATATGGAAGGGCTTTACGACAACGCTAAAGTTGCACATATCCTGGGTGATGCTGTAGATCATCTATTCACAGAACAAATCACAAAAGTCGCTAGTGACCTCAGCTATGTAGAGGTTCATGGAGACAAGTATAATCTTTCCGACCTCACAAAGATCAGCAAAGACAAATACGAAGAAGCCTTCGGAGATAGCGGGATTGACCCAGCTGACCCTGAAAAGATCGCTGAGATTCTCCCCACCATGCCTAGAAGCGACATGAAGCTTCTGGAAGAAATCACTGGACTCCGTCCTATTTAAGCGTTACATTCAGTTTAATTAAACAACACCTCCGACGCCTCTCCCTGAAGCGCACCAACGGAGGTTTTTTGTGCCATTATATGAAAACGCCCAAACAAGTATTTGAAGACGAAAAAGCACCTGCCTCTGTATTGCTTGTGCTGGCTACGAAGAATTATACACCTGAGTGCTACGGTTGGGAGCCAGCTGTGTTAAAAGCCGAGATACATAGAGATTTCGACTGTGAACTATCAGACCTACAATCTGACAAGCTCCAAGCAGCTATCACCATACTTACCACAGATCTGTATGAGAGTAATATCAAGGCTTTTGAAACCATGAATTATTTACTCAACCACCAGCCAGATAACCTAGATGAGCTTAATCCGCTAGAAGCAGAAGAATTGATCTGTGGGCTTACAGAAGCCTATATGATTAGAGGTGAGCAGATGCAGTTCTCTCCTGAGGTACGTGTGTACGCAGGCTTGATATTCCATGAGTATGGGATGCATCAGCCTCCAGTATTATTCAATCAGGCCATCATGGACGAGCGTGAAGGTAACGACGACGAGAAGAATGAAGCACTGCATGAAATATTCAGTGCAAAGATTAAAATCACAGAAGAATACCTTAAAAAATGCACCCATTAAATAGTCGTTACACTATAACTAACGAGTTCTTCAGCAAGCCTGGCAGTCTAGGCCAGACAAAACTAGAGTACATATTCAATAAGATTTACGGCGTTATCCCTACAACATTGAGATGTACAGAACCTTTCGAACAGTCGTGTCTTGCAGAAGTAGCAAATAACTTTGATTTGTTATTCTCTCAACTCACAAGCAGCTACGGTAAACTTATAGAAGAAGCTGTGTTCGCAGGGAAGCCAGGTACGGTCTATGAGGATATTCTATTAGAGGTCAGCCACAGCGGCAATGATGGTCGTCACAATTATCTAGGAGATCAAATAAATATGCTACTGCTGGACGCTCCAGACAAAGCAGCTGTAGATATTCATGTCAGTGTAAATGCGGTTTTTTCAGATAGAGACAAAGCGCAGTTTATCCTAGACTTTCTAGCTCCTCACAAGCATACGAAGAAGAGTAAGATCTATATGCTGGCGAGTAACTACGGAGACTTAAACTTCACAGCTTTACCGCTTCCTGAAACAGAAACAAATCTGACCTTAAACTATGGTGAAAACTTCCCAAAGTTTCACGAAGAGTTGATAACCAGTCTTAACGAGAAGCCCTCAGGTCTATACTTGTTTTACGGTCCTCCAGGAACAGGCAAGTCATCCTATATCAAACATCTTCTCACAGGAGAGTTGAAAAGGAAAGTGGCTTATATCCCTGTAGGTATGATCAATAGTCTTGTATCCCCTGACATGCTTCCTCTTCTTACGGATAATAAGAATATAATTCTAGTACTAGAGGACGCAGAGAAGGCCTTGGTATCTCGTGATATTGCAGAAAACTCAGCCATTGCATCCACGATACTTAATCTCACTGATGGCTTTATTGGACAAGCCTTGAACATCACAGTCATTGCCACGTTCAATACAGCAAAAGAGAAGATTGATGAGGCGCTACTAAGAAAAGGCAGACTTCGTATGAGTTATGAGTTCGGTAAGCTCAGTAAAAAAGACAGCAAGAAGCTAGCCGAGCATCTTGGCACAGATCCAGATAAAATCACAAAAGAAATGTCACTTGCAGACATTTATAATTATGAAGACGATACAGGCTATGAGGAGCCTGAAGAGAAGCATGTAGGCTTCCGTTAAGCGCCGGACTCGTCTTTGGCTGTGGAGCTAGGACCCAGCAGACCTGCGTCTCCTATAGCCATGTAGGCTGCACAAACAGAGAAAACAAGACTATGCATAGCATCGTCAGGCTGCTTTGGATGATGATCATATATAAGCTCCTGCCCATATATACCGTCACGTATCTCAATAAACACATTCAGCAAATCCTGCATGTATTCAGATACGTCTTCCCATTGAGGGAATAGTATTCTACCAGCCTTAAGCTCTCTAATTACTAGAGAGATAACATCAGAGCGATGCAGAACCCACCGACTCTGTCTCCAGTCGTATGCCCCAGGCTCATAATGTTGAATCATTTTGGTCCTTCTGTAGGCAGCCAACTGAGAGTTCTTGTTGATAGACAATTCACACAGCTTGATACCTCGTATAGGGTCGGGCCCAGAGTCAGACACACAAGGAGCATACACAGCATTAGCCATGTTAGCTATGTCTGTGATATGTGCCTCGTGATCAAAACCTCGATATATTTTAGCGAAAAATATCTCGTACACACCGTCTGCTCGCATACCACCCATGGTCGCGACGGTTCTAGACTGAGCCATGCTAACCCCCCAGTCCACACCCATAGCATAATACAAATACTTATTTTTATTCTTTTCAAGGATTGGTAGCGCTTTGTCATTACCTTCCACGAATTGAGGACCCAAAACACAGACCTTCAACAACTCTTCTTTCGTTATGGGCTTAGCGCCCACATCGTAGGTTATCCCAAATGTCTCATTCATCACTGTCCTGAGTTCATATTTACCACTATGGACTTTCTCGTAGATCTCTTTCCACTCCTTGGGATCTTCATTGAAATGAGGCAAGATAGGCTGAGCTAGGTGATAACCTGTAAGTAAGCAGTTGCTTGTATTCATACTAACCCACTCACCAAGCCTAGAATTAATCCTACTCCCACATTTGCTACAACTCAACCCGTGAGCACGAACCATCTTTAAAGGTTCGTTACCTTCTGTAAGGCTGTTCCAATGATTGCAGCTAGCACACTTCATCATCCATTCAAGCTGACTAGAGCTTTGCCATATCCTATGAATCGTATTAGTCGAATCTAGTGGGGTACCGGCAAAAATTTCCCTTTTGTAGGGAGACATAGCCATAGTCTCTTGAATGATAGGCAGCTGATCGTATTGTATATCTTGAACTTCATCATATACAACACAGTCAATAGCAGGCCCACGGGTTCGAGTAGCGTCATCCTTAACATATCTAAATAATACACTACTATGAGTATCATCCAATATCTTCTCAAACACATCGTTCTTAAACCATCCCTTAACTAATAATTCTTTTATTTTAGGGCTTTCAAACCTAGGCGGCAGATAGTTACTTGAAAAATATTTAGTAGTCAGCTCCTGGGGCCCGACATACATCATCTTGAAATAGTTCCACCTGATTAAATTAAGACATATAAAATTACTTAGCAGTGTAGACTTCAGTGTTTTACGACTGCACTTCAGAATCAGTTTCTGAGGCATATTGTCATAGATATGCTTCAGCATCGGGAATGCTTCTAGCTTCTGTAACCTGCCTTCGTTATCGTATAGGTAGTTCTCTACAAAATGTGAAGGAGGTAGTACCGAGAACATCAATTGTCTAGCGAGAAACGTAGACTTCGGATTTTTCTTCCGTAGTAGTTTTTCGATAGTGTCCTTAATTTTATCATGGGCCGTCATAATCGCAGAGTAAAAATCAACCCAAAAAAATCGAATGATCAAGAATCAGCATTAAGCTTATTCAATTTCTTTGATGCCTCTTTGAGCGCATTAATGAGTATCTTTAATACAAACCCCAAAGGCAAGATAAAAAAACATTATAGAGTCTACAAAGTAAAATAGCTATGATATAATCATAGCTGTATGAGTAGAACTATACGTAAATATCAAGTCAGGGATAGACGCAATCAGTATAAGAGAATCGAGAATGAAAAGCTCGAAGACAGATATTATACAGACGTAGCCAAATCACATGACAGGAAAATTAGAAAAAAAGGACTCAGAGACGACTTTGAGCCAGGCGGCAATCAGTGACCCGTATGTAAAGCGAGCGAGAGGTAGGCCTAAAGGAGCTAAAAATAAGGTACGTAGTCTTCTGACTCCTGAGGATACCCTACCCAAGCGGGGAAGAGGTAGACCTAAGGGAGCAAAGAATAAGGTAAAACTTCCGGAGGTGGAAGGTGATCTTGTCGTCGTTAAATACAAGATAAAGGAAGAAGAGCCCTCGCCAGTTACAGGTAAAAAGAGAGGCCGTCCTAGAAAGCTCCCGACGCAAGACGCCCCGGTAAGTGAACCTAAGGTTATTGCCCCAGCGGAATCATTAGATTCGCTAGAGAACCATCCACTACTTCAGGTTGTAAAATGGTTGGAGAAGACCATGCACCAGACAGAGCTGGATTATTATCGCAGAAGAGCCAGTCGGAACAGTGTGTCTCTACAATGCTCGATGGCGTCAGACATCCTAGGAT